GAACTGCTCAGAAAATCCCGCTGGCTGCGAGCCAACTTTGGTCTGGCAACCCGGATTTGTTCCGGGCTTGCCGATTTGATCGGGTATCTAACGCCCAAGTCCCTCTCCAGCGACACTGGCTGGAATCGTTTGGCGGACGCTCATTGGGAGGACCGGGCAAACGAGGCGGGTGTGATCGATACCTCGGGCCAATTCGGGATTCGTGCGATGCAAATCGAGCTGAACAAGGCCGCTTTCGGCGATGGTGATATTCTGCCGGTGCTGGTGAAGGGTTCGACCAACGGAATCGCGATCGCGAACTATCAGGCACACCAAATTTGCAACCCTCGCGGGGCGGATGCGACGTGGGTGGATGGCGTGAAGATCAACAAGTTCCGCCGTCACCTCGCCTACGGGATCCGGGATGACAATGGGGATGTTAAAACGATTTCCGCGAACGATGCGCTCTATTATTCGCACCCGGATGATCTCGGAAGGATTCGCCCGCCAACGATCCTGAGCCATGCGGTGAACCACATGCAGGACATCAGCGAAATTCTAGCGGATGTGAAGCTCACGATCAAGGTGGCCGCGCAACTCGGTCTCTACATGGAAAACACGTCGGGGAACAGCAGCGGAAATGAAGGGCCTCGCGCCCTGGGTTCCGCATTGAGGGATGAAAGGATTCCTGATGGAGGAACGACGGGGAAGACGGTGGAACACAAGGTCGAGGATCTCTATCGGGCGCAGGGTGGAATCGCGAATCTTCCTGCGGGCGCTAAGATCGGCACGATTCAGGACGCCAGACCGCATCCCAACCAAGTTGCGCTGATTGAATATTTGATCCGGGACATTTCCTGGGGTGTTGGAGTTTCGCCCGACCTGCTTTGGAACATCAAAGAGCTGGGTGGCGCGAACTCAAGGATTGCGAACGCGGATCTGGACCGCTGGATTTCCTGCCGTTTGCTCCGCCTTCGAACCTGGCTGAAACGGTTCCGGGCGATCTGGATCTCGCATGAGATCGAGGCCGGTCGGCTTCCGGAGCCTGCGGGAGCGGGGGATTTCTGGAAGGCGACATTCCTGCCGCAGGCCAGCCTAACCGCCGACAAAGGCAAGGTCGGAAAGCTGAACATCGAGCTGGTTAGAAACAAGATGCGCTCGTTGCAAACTCACTACGCCGAAGAGGGCCTCGATTGGCAAAGCGAGCTGCGCCAAATCTCCGATGAAAATGAATTCATGAAGGATCTGAACCTGGTGCTCGATGACTTGGACAAAGAGCGAAGATCCGCCGCCTAAAAATTCGGCCCGGGCCGAAAATCAACCATTATGAAACATCGTCAATTACCTCGCGTTGCTTCCGCACTCTACGGCTCCCCGTGGAGCATTTTGCCTGAATCCCATGCCGAGCTTGGGATGCTTTACCGCAGTTATATTCGCGGCGAGCTGCAACCGTTCGATTCCGATATTCCGCAGAGTCTTGAGAAAGGCGGAAAACTCTCCTCGGGGATTTCCTATCAAGCGGATCACTCGCAGGGTATCGCCATTCTGATTCTGGAAGGGATCATCTCCAAAAGAGCTCCCGACATGATGTGCGGTCCCCAGCTGGTGGATCTTTCCAAGCTGGACGGTTTGCTTGACGAGATCGCCGCCGACAACGCGATTGAAACTGTTATCTTCGATTGGAATTCGCCCGGCGGAATGGTGATCGGCCTGCAAGAGACAGCGGATCGGACGCGGGAACTATCAGCGATGGGGAAACGCACGATCGCCTACACCGATTTTCAGATGTGCAGTGCCGCCTACTATCATGCGGCCGCGTGCGATGAAATCTACGCCGCGCCGTCCGCGGTGATTGGCTCTATCGGAACCTATTGCGCCGGTCTCGATGATTCCCGCGCCTGGGAAATGGAAGGCTTGGAGCTGATTCTCGCAAAGTCCGGATCATTGAAGGCCATGGGCCATCCGGGCAAGGCATGGACTGAAGAAGAACGCGAGTGGCTCCAAGAGAAAGCGGACAAGTGCGGAGCGGAGTTTCGCGACTGGGTAACGAGCCGCCGCCCTGGGATTTCCGCAGAAACGATGCAGGGACAGTGGTTCTATGCGAAGGACAGGCCCGAGCTAACGGACGGATTCTATCGAGATCTTCCCGCGCTTCTCGCGGACCTGATGAATCCCGTTTGACATTCGAAACAAACCTGTCGCGCCTCACTCAAATTCAAACCGCCATGCTTCACAACCGATTCAATCCGCTCTTCGCAAAAGCCGAAGATTCACCGCCGCCAAACACGGGAGGCTCCGCGCCTGAGAAACCGGAAACCAACGGCGAGGAGCCTGAAGGCGAACAGGAAGAGGATCCTGAGCCGCCCGCGCCGGGGAAAGAGACGACGGAACCTGCGGCTCCAGCCACGCCCGCAGCATCCGCTCCGAAATTGAACGCTTTCCAGAGAGGCGCGCTGCGCGCCCTCGGAACCGGCGAGCTGATCAGCCGGGTTGAAAAAGCGGAGGCTCAAAACGTTGTCGATTCTGCGGAAATCTCCCGGCTAACCACCGAAAACACACGGCTAACAAACGAGTTGAGCCAGTTTAAAACGGAGACGCCCAAAAAGATCGAGGCCGCTCAAAAAGGCCGCGCCGACGATGTTTCCAAAGGAGTTCGCGGAGAACTCACGAAGCTTGGAATCACTGAAGCTGCCGCGCCTCCGCAATTGGGAGCGGAAGAAACGGACAAGACAATGACCCGCGCGGATTTCAGGGGGCTATCTGCTACGAAGAAAAGCGGCTTCATAAAAAATGGAGGAAAGCTAACCGACTAAAAAGGCCGCCAAACTTACGAATACACCATAAAATCAAATTTAAAAACAGCTGACTAACAGACAAACGCTCTCACTAACACATCAATCCAATGTCAAATACTCTTACCAACCTTATTCCGGACTTCTACACAGCATTAGACGTCGTTTCCCGGGAGCTTGTCGGCATGATTCCGGCTGTCGGGCGCGATTCCAGCGCGGATCGTTGCGCGCTGAATGCTACGATGCGTTCGCCGGTCACTCCGATTAATAGTGCTGCCGGGGATATTACCCCGGCCATGGCGCTTCCAGCGGCGGCCTATCAAACTATCGGGGAAGCGGGCTTTGTGATTCAGAAAAGCCGCTTCGCTCCTTTTTCCTGGACGGGTGAAGAGCAAACCGGCGTTGAAACAGGCCCTGGATACCTAACTCTCCAACAGGATCAAATCGCCCAGGCTATCCGGACTCTCACGAACGAAGTTGAAAACGACCTTTGCGACTACGGGGCGCTTGGCGCTTCCCGCGCTTACGGCACCGCCGGGACTACTCCATTCGGAACTGCTGCTGACTTGAGCGATATCGCCCAAATGAAAAAGATCCTCGATGATAACGGCGCGCCCGGATCGGACCGCTCGTTGATGTTGGGAACTACTGCTGGTGCCATGCTCAGGGGCAAGCATTCCGAGCTTTTCCGCGTTAACGAAAGTGGCGAAGAATCGTTTTTACGTCAGGGAAGGCTTGGTAACATTTTCCAGTTCAATCTAGGGGAGACCGCGCAAATCAACGGGGCTGCCGCAGGCACTGGCGCAAACTATCTGATCAACGAGGCTGGAAACTATCCGATTGGAGCCACGGCCCTCACTCTTGATACAGGAACGGGCACCATTCTGGCCGGTGACGTGTTGACGATCGGCAACTTCAAATACGTTGTTGCTTCCGCGCTTGCTGCCAATGTTGTTACGATCGCAGCGCCTGGTTTGCAGGAAGCGGTGGCTAACAATGCTGCGGTTACCGTCAACGCGGCGAGCCAGAGAAACCTGGCCTTCACGCGCAACTCGATCTTGCTGGGCACGCGGCTCCCATCGCTGCCGAAGGAAGGCGACATGGCCACTGATCGCGAAACGATCATCGATCCACGGTCGGGCCTCGCGTTCGAACTCGCTGTCTATCCCGGATACCGCATGGTCACCTATCACGTTTCGATTGCATGGGGGGTAAAGGTCATGAAACCGGAACACCTTGCAATCTTGCTCGGATAAGATTTCAGCTGCCCAGTTTATCGTTTCGCTGGCGTGTGTTGCGAAAGCCCCCGTTCTCTTGATTGAGAGCGGGGGTTTTTGT